ACAGGGCTATTCGGTCGAGTCTGGGTGAGGCACTAGGCTTGCTTGATGCAAAAGGTACGCCCCTATCAGACATACTTGCCCGTGAATTAAACGACAATCCGGCGCAAACATTGGCGGCAATATCCCGATTCTTGCCCAAAGAGATTGACGTTGCGGTTACACCCGGCGGCACATATCTTGATGCATTAAAGCACGTTCAAGTTGCGCTTGAGACTAAGACTATTGACGCATTGCCGGAGCGCAAGCCGGACATAATCGAGTGTGACATAAATACAACAGTCAACAGCAAGAATACCGAATCAGAATAATATATTTTGGCGTGACATTTATATAACAGTGACATTTATGCAACACCCCCCCAGCGATTTTTAGGACGGGGGCGCGTATATAATATATACCCCCCTCTCTAATTGGTATTACCCCATACCCCCCCCACCCCCTTTTTTATTTTCCGACCCCCTATACCCCTTTCCGAAAATTTTTTTTTGCCGCCAAACGCATCCCCTTGCAGACCCCTGTTGTAGTGTGCCAATAATGTCACTGAGGAGTTATGGTGGCATCTGTTTCGAAGGCGGAGACTGCTATACGATTTGGTTGAACGCAGCTCCTCCTTTCGTGCGTTCCCAATAGAGGGGGGCGAGTTTTCTCTCCCTTTGGCTTGCCCCCCTCGACAACAAAGGTGGAAGATATGAATGAGAAAGAGATAGAGTTGTTGAAGGCTATTGCCCTTGACCCTGTATTGTTTGTTAAGTCTATCATTGGTGCTACGCCGGAGAAGTGGCAAGAGGATGCGTTATATGCGGTTCGTGACAATGACCGTGTTGCGATTCGCAGTGGTCACGGTATTGGCAAGACGACATTTTTGAGTTGGTTGATACTTTGGTGGCTTTTGACTCGCACTCCTTCTCGTGTGGCTTGCACTGCCAACACTGCTAGTCAGTTGAGTGACATTTTGTGGTCTGAGGTTGCGAAGTGGCACAGGCGTTTGCCGGAGGGTTTTAAGAGTCTTTTGGAGGTTAAGTCTGACAAGGTTGAGTTTGTCGGCGGTGACAGCTTTGCGGTTGCGCGGACTGCTCGCAGGGAGACACCGGAGGCTTTGCAGGGTTTCCACAGTCCAAATATGATGTTTATTGTTGATGAGGCATCTGGTGTTGACGACTTGATTTTTGAGGTTGGTGAGGGTGCGATGTCCACGCCCGGTGCTAAGACGATTATGACTGGCAACCCGACACGTTCTGCTGGTTATTTTTATGATGCTTTTAATAAGATGGCGGAGCGTTGGGCTACGATGAAGGTTGCATCTACGGACAGTACTCAGGTTAGTGACACGTTTATTGAGGATATGAAGTTAAAATATGGTGAGGAGAGCAACATATTTAGGGTTCGTGTTTTGGGTGAGTTTCCGGAGGCGGATGATGATGTCGTTATACCGCAGTTTTTGGTTGAATCGGCTATTGACAGGGAGCAGGAAGCAGCAGATACAACACCTGTGGTCTGGGGTCTGGATGTTGCCCGTTTTGGGTCAGATAAGACTGCTTTGTGTAAAAGAAAAGGTAATGTTGTCACTGAGCCTGTGAAGACTTGGCGCAACAAAGACCTTATGGAAATCTGCGGAATTATATTAAATGAATATGAAACGACTAATTGGAGCGATAGACCTGTTGAAATCTTGGTCGACAGCATTGGTCTCGGTGCTGGCGTTGTTGACCGTCTTATCGAGCTTGACCTCCCTTGCAGGGGTGTCAATGTAGCCGAGAGTTCATCAATGAACGACAAGTATGTTCGTTTGCGTGATGAGTTGTGGTTTGCGGTTCGTGAGTGGTTAGAAGACAGGGATTGTTCTTTGCCGGATGATGAGGAGCTTGCATCGGAGTTGAGCAAGCCTCGGTTTAGTTTTCAGTCTAACGGCAAATTAAAGGTTGAGAGCAAGGATGAGATGAAGCGGCGCGGGATGAACAGCCCTGACGTTGCCGATGCCCTTTGCCTTACATTTAGTTCTCGTGCTAGTCTTGCGAAGAGCGGTTCGCGTTACAAGTGGAATAGCAACTTAAATTATGAGTCGGCAGGATGGATAGTTTAGAAGAAGGTGATATTCAGCTTATTGATATGGGGGAGTTCAACCCCATTGCTGATGTTCTTGAGCAGTTGGCTGAAAATGGTTCTGAGTGGCGTGACTTGCTTGACATTTGCTTGCTGGCTTCTGCTTGGTGCGCTCAGAATAGTGAAATGACTACGGACGAGTATTTGCAGATTGTTTCTAGCATCCGTGTATCCGACGATGGTATTTACGGGGAAGCGTAATGGCTAAGAAGGTTGCTAATGTTTACTCTGCTCCTACGAAGACTCGTCGTCGTCATAAAAAACGTGGCTTGCATATCCGCAAGAAACACGGCCCAAGACATCATTTGAGGGTTAGATAATGATACTTCCGGGCTTGTTAAATACTGGTGATGACAGAAGGGCAGTGACAGGCTTGTTGTCTGGTGTTGCTGATTATGCTTCGGAGAATCCTTTGGATGCTGCGGCAACGGCAACAATGTTCACGCCTGTTGTTGGTGATGTTACCGGATTGTTAGCGGATGCCAAGATGTATGCAACAGAACCGGAGCAGAGAAACCTGTTAAACTATGCTCTGACTGCTGCAAGTGTGCTGCCAGTCATTCCTGCGGCATCTGTTTTGAGAAAAAATATAGATGCTTTTCACGGGTCGCCTTATGATTTTGACGAGTTTGATTTATCCCGTGTTGGCTCTGGGGAGGGTGCAACGATGTATGGTCACGGTCTTTATTTTTCAGACACAGAAAATGTGGCAGATTTTTTCAGGGGGTCTAATACAGAAGTTCCGTTTGATTATTCCGTAGATGGTCAGTCTGTAAGTTCTTTGTATAACTCAGCCGAACGGTCTGGTGATTATGAACTTATGAGTGTTCTTGAAGATATACAAATGCACTCAACTCCCAAATCTTTGAAAGAGACATACACTGTGGATGGTGGATACTCAAAAGATGTTGAGGACTTTGTAAAAAGTATTGATTACGATTCTCTAAAAGGTGTTGATGCTGACGGAAATGAAATACCTTTGGGAAGGACATATAAAGTTCAGCTTGATGTTATAGAAGATAATCTTCTTGATTATCAGACAAAATTATCTGACCAAAATCCTGAAATATCTCAAAAAATATCCAAGATTCTTGGGGAGGATGTTTCTGGTCAGACTGGTGCAAATGCGTATTTCTTGCTTTCTGAAAAACTTGGTGGGCAAGAGGCAGCGTCTAACGCTTTGAATAATGCCGGAATTAAGGGTATTAAATATCTTGATATGTCACAGGGTTCTAGGATGGATGAAGCCCCCAAAAACTACGTTGTTTTTGATAATAGCTTGGTAAAGATTTTAGAGAAATATGGCGTTGTTGGGACTATTGGGGCTGGTGGTCTTCTTTCTTATCAACGGCAAAATAATGGAGATTTGTAATGGCTATTACATATAGAGGTGAGCGTTTTTCTGGTTATAATAAGCCCAAGAGAACGCCGGGTAAGAGTAAGAAGTTTGCTGTTCTTGCCAAGGAAGGTGACGACGTAAGGTTGGTTCGTTTTGGCGACCCCAATATGAAGATTAAAAAGAACATTCCGGCTAGACGGAAGAGTTTTCGCGCTCGTCACAAATGTGACGAGAAAAAATCTAAACTTACGGCTGGTTACTGGTCGTGCAAGAAATGGTAGGAGATTATTATGCCTATGGGAAAAGGAACTTATGGTTCGAAAGTTGGTCGTCCACCCAAAAAGACTAAGAAGAAAAAGAGCAAGGGAAAGAAAAAGTAATGGCGAAGGGTGTTAATCATTACTTTCGTGATGGCACGAAGCACACTGGCGGTATGCACAAAATGCCGAATGGTGAGATTCATAGTGGTGCAAGGCACACTAAGAATAGCAAAAAACTTTTTCATTTTTCTGAGTTATCAGAAGCGTCAAAGAAAAGGGCAAGAAAAAGGGTATGACAAATCAAGTTTATTTTCAGACGGTATTTAGCCGTAATCGTGCTGCTGAGAAGTTGGCTGCTGAACAGGCCGAAAAGCAAGAGCAGCCCAAACCCAAGAAGCGGGGTCGCCCTCGCAGGAAGGAAATCAAATGAATTGCCCCCACTGTGGATACCCAAATCCGAATGGCTATGAAGGCTTGTGTAAGTCTTGCCGGAAGCCCCTTGCTACTGCACCTGTAACTGTGGCAAAAAAGACACAGGAAGTTGTGGAAAAACCTAAGAAGGTTGCAACTAAGTCAACAGGGAAAGCGGGAACTAAAAAATCCGCTAAAAAGTAAATGGCTAAAATCAGCGACATTGAATTTCAGGCTATCGTCCGTAACGAGATTGAACAGGCTCTTGGTTATTATGACACTGAGTTTTCTCAAGACCGTATTGATGCGATGGATTACTACCTTGGCGAACCCTTTGGCAATGAGCAAGAGGGTCGCTCTCAGGTAGTTAGCACAGAAGTCTCCGACACTATTGAACACATTATGCCGAGCCTGATGCGTATATTTGCTCAATCAGATGAGTATGTGCGCTTTGCCCCTAAAGGCCCAGAAGATGTTGCAATGGCAGAACAAGCCAGCGACTACTGCAACTGGATTATTAACAATGACAATCCCGGATTTGAGATTGTTCATAATTGGTTCAAGGATGCTCTCCTGCAAAAAATGGGTGTCGTAAAATACTACTGGGATGAGACTGCTGAAATGCAGACCGAAGAGTATGAGGGTCTGAATGAGCAGGAACTGACCATTATTGTTTCTGACCCCAATGTTGAGATTGTGAGTCAATCTGAAAAAGTTGTTGGTGAGGATATGGAGTTGCCGGATGGTAGCGTTATCCCCGCGCCGATTTCTTATGACATTAAGGTGCGCCGCACAAATGTATTTGGTCGCGTTGCGATTGAGAATGTTCCGCCGGAAGAGTTCTTGATTGGCAAGAGAGCCAAGTCTCTTGAGGATGCTGATTTTGTTGCTCACCGCACAACCAAGACTGTGAGTGACTTGGTTGAGATGGGTTATGACAGAGATGAGGTTGAGGCTTATGGCGGATATACAGACCTTGAAATATCGGAAGAGCGCACAAGCAGGTTTGAAGACCTTGAGACTAACGCTGACTTCGACAGCCTTGACCCCGCGATGCGAGAGGTCTTGGTCGTGGAGTCATACATTCGCACTGATTACGATGGTGATGGTATTGCTGAGTTCCGTCGTGTTCTAACGATTGGCGAGGGTCATCATATTCTTGAAAACGAAGAGTTTGACCATATTCCGTTTGCCATTCTTTCTCCGATTTTGATGCCGCACCGAGCCATTGGACGTTCTGTTGCAGAGCTGGTAATGGATGTGCAGTTGATTAAGTCAACACTGATGCGTCAGTTGTTGGATAACATCTACAACACTAACAATTCCCGCGTTGTTGCGGTTGAGGGTCAGGTAAATCTTGATGACCTGCTGACTAACAGACCGGGCGGTATTGTTCGCGCTCGTGCGCCGGGTATGGTTCAGCCTCTTGCTGTGCCGGAAGTGTCGCGTTCTGTGTTTCCGGCACTTGAGTATATGGACAGACTGAAAGAGCAGCGCACTGGCGTAAGTCGTCAATCAATGGGGCTTGATGCTGATGCGTTGCAATCCACAACAGCTACGGCTGTTGCTGCGATGACTTCTGCAAGTCAGGGTAAGATTGAGATGATTGCCCGTGTCTTTGCTGAAACAGGTATGCGGAGATTGTTCCGTGGCATTTTGCATTTGGTAACTAAGTATGACAACAAGCCGAAAATTATTCGCCTTAATAATCAGTTCGTTCCGGTTGACCCCCGCGAGTGGTCACATACTTTCGATGTCCAGATTAACGTAGGTCTTGGCAACGGAACTCGTGACGAGCAACTTCGCACCTTGTTCTTGATTGTGCAGAAGCAGGAACAAATTATGCAAATGATGGGGCCGAATAATCCTATTGTTAATCCTGTTTTGTATCGTAATGCACTAGCCAAGATTGCAGAACTGTCTGGATTCAAAAACTCTGCCGAGTTTTTTGCAGACCCGCGACAAGCACCCCCGCAACAACCACAGCAACCGCAACAAGACCCAGCTATTGCCATTGAAATGCAGAAGCTACAGGCTGAGTTGGAAATGGACAGACAGAAAATGCAGATGGAGTTTGAACTCAAGAAGCAGAAGATGTTGGCAGACTTGCAGTTGCGTCGTGAGGAGCTTGAGTTTGAGAAACAACTTCGCACTGAAAAGGCTCTTGCGGGACTTGAGATATCCACTAACTTGCCGAGGGTTTAATGGCACTGCCCCCTACAGCACCACTGCCCAGAGTAGATGAGATAGACATTCAGAGTCTATTGAATGTGCCTGTGCCTTCTGTGTCTGGCATTGCTCCGCCCGTGTCGCCAGTGCGTCAGGTTGTGTCGCCATACTCTCGCACCAACTTGCCTGAGTTTATGCGGCAACGTGTTGAG